AATTTCTTCTTCTTATCCAGAAAATCCTCGACGGTCATCTTTCCAAGAAGCATATGAATAATCATGAATATACAATACACGCCGCATTCTGAGTCATTCTTCTGATGATGGATGTCGTTGATATACACCTTAAATGGGATTCCGTTGGCCTCCCCCTGTTGGCGCACCATATTCATGAATTTGCGTATTCTCCGCTGCGGCTTGTCGCCCGTGCTATCGAAAAAGAAAATCACTTTCGCGCGGACATCAATAAACATACTCACCCAGTGCTCACCTGGTTTATCATGAGGGTCGGTATTGAAAACAATACCGATTTTATGCTTTCCATTCTTCACATGTTTCATAATATCGAACTTACACAACTCTTCCCATACACATTCCCCGTTTTCTAAGACGTCGTCGAAATCGACCGGCGATGGCCCAATAAATAGAAACGACGGGTTGGCGTGTTCGTATTGTTTCAATGAATTCGCAATATCGATACTCGAGAGCCACTCATGAATATTCTTCTTCCATTCTTTCGGAGCTTGTGGCGCAAATGTATAATGAATCATCTCTTTATCCATACCCGACGATGCGAAACTTTGGCGCAGCCAACATGCTTCCTGATGACAAACACGGTTCATATTGTTTTTAAGAGCCGACCATATTGCGCGCGGGTCTGTGTCTTCGATTTTCTGGTCTGGGTGGCGTTTATTCCAAAGTGATTTCAGCTTGTCGAGAGATTTCGATGAATAACATGAAAAGTCCTTGGTTTCGTTGATATCAGGGTCAGTCTGGTCTCTTGGTGCACAGCTTACGGGTTTGAATTTACTGTCGCCGCTTATCGCGACATCGGGCGACAACGGCGACGGCGTTTCACCTTGCTCCATTTATGAAATACTAAACTTATACTATTATGTCATAAAAAATTGAACCGTTTATATTTTATTATACGGGTGATATACACATTCATTCATTCAATGGTCGTGAAAACTCGTTCGTATTATTATTCCAAGCAGGAAGAAGAGCAGCAGCAGAAGCAGGAGCGTGAATCATCGTCGCCATCATGCTCAGCCGAATCTATTATAAACATTACCACGTCGGTCGCTGGTGGTGGCAGGCGCGTCCGAATCACAACCCCGTCATTTCGTGAAGCTAGCACACGGTCATATAAGGTATATACGCCAACAATTAAACCCAAACATCGTCGTAACAATAAAGAACGCGAAGAGGCAGAGGCAGCGGCAGAGGAGGAGGCCGAGGAGAAGGCCGAGGAGAAGGCTTTGGAGGCAGAAGCAATCGAGGCGTTATTAACGTTACAACAAGATGCCGACTACGCGTGCGAATCATCATCGCCAATTGATGAATTTGAATCCGAGACAATGAGCAGTGGCAGTAGCATCAGGAGCGGCTTCGAAATGTCTATGAAACACACATGCATGAACCCAATGAACCCTATTACAACATATATGTACCGAATCTGCGTATATAACATTGAGAGGACAGCACATCTCAAGACGGCTTACATTCTATACGACCCCAAAAGTCGAATGTTTCATGTTCATACCATCATCTCAAACCAGATTGACCACTATGCGGTGGCGGAAGAAGAGCCTAGAGTAGGTGATGAAGCTTCCGCAGCGGCGTCGGCTGTGTGGGCATTACCTGAGCCCAAGAATACACTTCAAATGAAATTCACCGCATTTGTCGGCGATACCATTTCGAATTACGTAATGTCGTTGATTATTCCGTCCAAGGAGTATGACTATTACATTCAAGACGATATCATCGGTCTAGTTTCATCTAACAATTGCGATACCGCCGACACCGTATTCGGAGAAGATTCGTCCTTTTACGATATTGAACGTCAGCTCTATGATCAGTCTTGTTCGCTAACAATCAATGGATTCAAAGCGTTTATGCTTCTACCTTCTAGGAAGTTCTGGTGTAGTAGCGATCATTACTCTACATCAGGTTCAAACAATGATAATCATTATACGTATCATGCGTTGGATTCGGTGCTTCTTATTCTAGGACAATCTCATTAGTCGGCGTCGGCGGTGGATGCGTCGGCTCGCTTCATAATTTCACTGTGATAATCTCTTACTTTCGGAAATTTCGGTATGTTATTCGCAGGTTTCAATACAATAAAATCATCTATTGTTTTTTTTCGGATACACATCTTATTTGCGATTGACATGAGTGATGATATTTGCGTTGCGGATGACGGCGGCGACGGCGGCGAGGGCGTTTCTTCTTCATCAACAACCTCGCATTGTTCGTCGTCGTGAGGCATAGTTGTCTCTATTTTATCACGTAGTTCAGCCCGCTTACTATTAATATTGTCATTTTCATCTAGACGGACCTCGCTTCGCATATCTTCTTCAATCATATCTGTAATATCGTTCCACTTCAAATATTCGATACACGATTTCAAATATTCGTGGTGTGCGCGATTAATATCATCATTTTCGCATCGTTCGTGAAATAAATCTCTCGTCATGTTTAATATCCTCTCTTTGTAATACATCTTTTCTTTGCGAAAAGATTCGTTGGCCGCCTCTTCCGACGATATGCTTTCTATCGATTTCTTGTATTTGTCATACTTGTTTCGATTTGACATGATTGACAATGTGAAATCGTTTAATTTGTCGCACGATTGTTGTGCCATTTACGTATAATTTTATAAATGATTATAGAACAATAGTTGGGCATATATTGTTATATAAGAATATAAGTGATTTGTTTTTATACTCGGTGCGGCACCGCACGGTACGGGGCGGCATTTATCTCCGCATCGTCAGTTTTTCTTTCGCATTAGACCCAGTAGTCGCACGCGGAAGATATGTGGGGAATTTATTATTGGACTCGGCGTCGGCAGCTGCCATCGCGTCCCTTCTACCTATAAAACTTTCGGAAATATGCGCTACATTTCGTGTTTGTTCCTGTTCTTTCTTTTTCTTATCCAACTGCTCTTTCGGAATATAATTCGTTGCAGGTTCAATTACTGGACCACCTTCGCCAGTACAAAATCCGTCATAGGTACAATCCAACGTCCTAAGTTGAAAACGCGTCGAATTATCAAACGTGAGTTTGCCTAAACCATTCGGGTTGAGGTTCATCGGTGCGAAATTCGTCGCGCCATTATCAAACAAATACGGGTTCGGTTGTTCGACATGACGTGCGGCGACGCTTACATTATATAAATCACTATCTGAATTCGGGACATACACTGCGCGGTCGTTGCGTTGGTGTGCGAAGAATTGGTTACGTAACGACGACTCGACATTCACGCGTTCTGCCCATCCACGCCACGGCGCTTTTCCGGTCCCCGGATTGAATACAGTCTCAGTAGAAAACTGTTGATAAGACTGAAGCGGCACGGTCGCAGCCGGTCGCGTTTCTAAAATCGGCATTGTTGCGTATTTTGACGAAATCGGACGGACATCAAATGCGGGGCGAAGTGCGGCGGAAGGTATATTTCTCTCAGATATACGCGTATTAATTTCGCCTAGACGGTCGTGATTATTTGAATATGCTCCATTGGCAACACCGTAAAATTCCATAATGAATCTCTGTTATTCTATAATGTGAAAATAATGATATATAAACACATTACACTATTATTCTATATCCATTCGCGTTATTGTCATGTGCGGTATCTTCTATTTTCAAACTGTCGCAAGGATTGCGTTGGCCCAACTTAAAACACTACAGGAAAATTCTGTATTGTCGTCGCATCGCGGACCCGATAAATCCGTATTTATCAAGGATGATACTCGCGCATGGGGGTTTCATCGCCTTTCTATCAACGGTATGGAAGCGGCGGCCGACCAACCATTTCATCTAAAAAACTGTCGGTTGATTTGTAATGGTGAAATCTATAACTTTCGCGAGTTGATCCGCGAGTTCGAGCTTGAGAGTGAATACAAAAGCGGGTCGGATTGCGAAATCATTATTCACCTTTATCGTAAAATCGGTATGTACGAAACATTACGTCGGCTCGATGGTGTATTCGGGCTGGTATTACACGATTACGAAAATGGCGTGACTTATGTCGCGAGAGATCCCGTAGGCGTGCGTTCGCTCTTCATCGGTGTATCGCGCCATGATGGGGAGTTCGGTGGTGAGTATTCCGATTTGGCGTGTGTTTCACTAAACCCCGATCATTATGCGTTATGTGTCGCAAGTGAAATGAAATCAATTCATGCTTTGTGTGATACAATTACGCAATTCCCCGCAGGATGTTACATGGAATATATTGGGGAAGACAGTCCGGATGGAAGCGCGGTGTTCAAATCATACTATGATTATGCCACAATACACTCGGGGTCGCCAAGCATGAGTAAAACGAATGACGTGTCAATGCTGGAATGTCAGCTGAAGCAATTACAAGTAGATTATTCATATCCGACACGAAGCGGCGAGGACGGCGGCGAGGACGGCGATGACGAAGCACGTATATGTAATCAGATCCGCGAATTATTCACAAAGGCGGTTGTCAAACGATTGATGAGTGAGAGACCGGTCGGTTGCTTGCTGTCGGGCGGATTGGATAGTTCGCTCGTGACTGCGATTGTTGCGAGAGAATTGCGGAAAACCTCGCCCGACACCGTTCTAAATACATACAGTATTGGATTGGAAGGGTCGGTGGATTTATACTGGGCGCGTCGGGTTGCCGAATATTTGGGTACTTGTCACCACGAAGTCGCTTTAAAGGAGAGAGATTTCTTAGACGCGATTCATGATACGATTTATCAGACCGAAAGTTATTGTACTACAACCATTCGTGCTTCAGTCGGAAATTACCTCATCAGTAAATATATTCAGGCACAGACCGACGATGTCGTCATTTATTGCGGGGATATGTCGGATGAAATCTTTGGTTCATATCGCGGGTTCTTGAAAGCCCCGAATGACGCCGACTTTAAACGCGAAAATGAGAGAATGATTCGCGATGTCCGGTTTTTCGACTTGCTTCGTTCAGATAAGAGCATTAGTGGTGCGGGGTTGGAGGCGCGGGTTCCGTTTGCGGATAAGGCATTTCTAGAATACGTAATGCGAATCCCTGCTCGGTTCAAGCGTTTCGATGACGAGAGAATGGAGAAGTTCCTCCTACGTAAAGCGTTTCAGGGGGGCGGTAGCATGGATGAAAACGATAAGGCGCTGCTTCCGGATGATGTTCTTTGGCGCAGAAAAGAGGCATTTAGTGACGGGGTCAGTTGCGCAAATGGTGGGCGCACATGGGTTCAAATGATTAAAGAATACTCCGACCGTGTCATAACCGACGACGAAATCGATAACAAAGAGCACGCATTATATTCGCTACACAATCCGCCATACGATAAGGAAAGTTTCTATTATCGCCGCGTATTTGAAAACATTTATGGTGGTCGGGGAGAGACGATTCCTTATTATTGGCGTCACCCTTTTTGCGAGGGCGTGCTCGACCCAAGTGCGCGTTTATTGTCGTTTTATGTGACGGATGACGTGAAAAATAACCACTAGGTATTATTTTATCTGCGTATAATACAGCAAGGCCGCGAATGAATACAATAATAACCGCCGCAGAAGACCTCACGGTTGCTATCATTACCACCGTGCGAAATATATTGACGCCAGTGTTCAATAAATATACCGCGTATTACAAATACATCGAATTCTTCATTTACGGTATGTATGCCGTCGTATTATTCGGTTTTTATAATACCGTTCCCGACTATATCCCCCTTTTACGAAACACTATATTATATACAGCGGTGATTATCTTATTACTCCGGTTTAATAAGGTATCATGGACGAATTCTAAATTCGCGATTTTGGGCGGCAACGCCTTTAGTGAGTTTGACCGTCGTCTTATCATATCTACATGCGTTTTCATTTTAATCACACACATTGTATCCGAAACGGTGATAAATTATACAAAGAACCAGTTTCAAAAAAGATTAATACAGCCGGTTAGTGGCGGAGTAATCCACCCAATATACAATATTATTGATGGAGTGGGTGCTGCTGCGAGGGCGGCTGTCACTCCTAGCGCATGATGTTCGTTATTTGACAAAAAATTGAAATGTTTTTGTCAAAGTTATACAATAGTGTAGCAAACACAGAACAATGACGACGACTACGACGACGATGACGACAATGGAGACAATGGCGACGACGAATGAAGAAACGATCCAGCCGACACGACCCCTCACCATTATTGAAAAGGCAGGCGAGGCAATACAAAAGGAACTGGACGTGATGATGGAAATACTCGAAGATATACAGGACAAAATACCGGAAGGAGCGTATCTGCGCGGAATGAATGCGCTCGGCGCTTTACACAAGCACAAACGCACCACGCTCAGCCAACGTCGTCCCGGTGATATGTTGCGCTTGTGGATGACGTTGGAAGAGATTGAAGAAACCGACGAAGATCTCTATGACGAAATCATGGATCTCGCGGATGATATCGTTGTTGAGTTGTGCGGCGATGACTCCAGCATCTTTACTGATGAGAGATACAATCTGGTTCATCGCGGTGATGAACGAGAGATATTCCAGCTGCTCGTCAATTACAAGCCAGAAGAAGGCAACGCCGGTTACGAAGCAAGACCGATGCTCCTTCATCACGCCATTCAAGTAATTATGGCTCGTTTGTTTGAAGATACCATACAAGAACTGGATATCGTGCGTCCTGTAAGCTGCGAGTGCGGATGGCGTGGAGCCCAAGGCAACTGGGACCGGCATGTCACAAATATGCGTCATGTGCGTTGGATGAATTCTGAACGCGAAAGAAAATCGGCGATACGTTTGGCGCAAGCACGAGAGATTGTTATCGCGCGTCGCGAGCCAGGTATCGTCTATATCAACGAATTACACTCTAATCCAGAGTCGCGTATCGCGACCGAAGAGGCAGTTAGTGCGGCTGAGGCCGCAGGCGACCGTGTGATATTCATGTGTGATGATGGACACATGAGTTGGTTTGCTTGAATACAAGAGGTTTGTTATCGGTTATGTACCGTTTTGTTATGCATATTCTTTATAGCTGTTGTCTTATTCACATGAAATATATTATCGGGGTGATGTTGCGATGACCCTTTTTTTTTCATAGTCTTAGACGACTGCTTGCGCGCATGCTGCTTTTTCAACGAAACCGCCGCAGGCTTCGGAGGAGGAGGAGGACCATCGCGGAAAAACTGTTGGAGATGAAATAAGATATACTTACTTATTATTTCGTCGATTTCGCGCGGATTCAGTTTCTTTTGCGTTGATTTAGCATCAAATTTTGCCATACTTACATACTTCATGAATAGATTGTGAATCTCGATGGAGAGAATTTCCTTCTTTACGAGCGCTGTCGTCGTTGGAGTTATCGACGGTAGGTCGATTTTATCAAATACATTGCGAAATAATGCGCTGTTCAAAAACCGGATAACGAATGTCTCAAACGGAATATAGGAATAATATGGCTGTAATTTGATATAATAGACGCGTTCATCTGTCATTTTAGGATGTTGTATATCGTCTAGAAAACAGACTTCGATATTCGATGGCAGCCGCGAGCAATGAATGAAATCATCGATGGTCTTTTCTTTTGTGGTTCGCTGTGGATAACTGGACGACGACGCAGCCGCCCCATTAGGTTTAAACCCGCCAATAATATGGTCGAACAATGGAGGCACGATCGCGAGGTCTTTTGCCGATGCCGATGCTGATGACGATGATGAACCTCCTTTCATGGTCGCGGTTCCTCGTAACTTATTTTCAAAGTAGTGACGAATATGCGATACCCACTTGTCTGGCCCCATATTATTCGTATAAATCATAACCTTACTACATATACCGGCATTCTTCTTTTTACGAATATAGTCTAATATACGCACCATACTCGGTCGTATTATTTCAGGGTATAAATCAACTAAATCGTTGAAATGGCGATACATAATATTTGGGTCATTAAAATAATCTTCTAATACATGTCCAAATATTGAAAATTGAGCGAAATTCCCGAGAGTTTCATCCACATCGAAAACAACGACCTTGTGTTTTTTTGTGATGGGATGATGATTCATGTTGTAGTTATTATATCGCGATATAATAACTATGTCAAATCTGCCAAAATATACAGATACTGATATTGATGAAGACATGAAATTAACACGGGACGATTACATCAAAATTCTTCATCATTATCAACCCGGTTTGCGTAAGACGCATAGTCGTCGTATGTCTTTGAAAACCGTGAAAGAACGTGCCGACCGGATTCTTGCCGGAAAGTTGTGTCGCTGTATTAAGGGGTCATCCGATGAAGAAGGTCGTCGTATCGCGTATTGTACCGGTTCTATATTCAATAATAGGGGTCTTCGACAACACGGGTTTCGTTGTAAAACAACGCGCGGGGCTGTGCGGCCTCGTTTGACGGGTGATATAACGAAGCGCACGCGTAAATTGCGTCTATCATGATGACCGGTCGATCGCATCATCTTCCGACTCCACAAATTCTACTGCGCGTAGAATCAGCAACTCTTCTTGGCTCAATCTCTGAAATACGACATTTAGCTCGAATTTGATATTGAAAACAAAGCGTTTTACATTTCGTATCGTTACCGCGTGTATTCCATCTGTTTCGTTTTGTTTTACGCGGAATAAACAACCGCCTAATGTTACATATGGACGCGTCTCGAGAGACCGAAGCGGAATCCAGCGAATAAGCTGATTATGTTTCAAATCATTGGGGTTCTCAATGACACGATACATGTGTAATTTACGTTCAAACTCCTCCATTTTCTCGGGGGTTAAATTCAATGACGAGAGAATTTCGTGTCGGCGGGCTGCTATTTTCTTCAACGTCGTATTCGCGATTGTATTATTCACTGTCTTATTCATCGCCGATAATATCGCGTTAATATCCAGTGGAAATGTGGGTTCGTCGAGAACCGACTGAAATAAATCGTCATCTGAATTCGCAGCATAATCACTATCATTTATACTGGGATGTCTTGATAGGGGAGATGATTCATCGTCCGAGGTTGAGTCGCGGTTGGTGCTGTCGGTGCTTTCGGTGCTGTCGGTGCTGTCGCTTACGTCGCTTACGTGTTTAT